GGACTAAAACAACACACAGCTCTAAAACAATATCCGCTATTTCTAAGGCTCAAAACTTAGCAGATAGTCCAGGTAATAGAAAGACAGGACTAAAATTCGGAATAACTGATTTCATCGGATATAACCTAAATGAAGCTGGGACTGAAAAAAAAAATTAAGCCGTAATTTTTATTTTGCACCAGAAAATCCGGAGCAAAAAAATCAAGCTAAACCTTTTGTTGATTCCGTAAAAGGAAAATTTGCAAAAGCACCATCTAAGAGAATTACGGACGTCTCTGATTTTGAAGAAGGCGAGGATGAAACATCCAAGTAATTTTTCGATAAGATATAATGTAAACAGCAACTCCCTCAATTGAGGGAGTATTTTTTTCAAAATACACCAAAGCAGCAATGGCAAAAGATTATGTCAAGAACAGTGAACTGTTGAGAGCAGTTAGCGAATCAAAACAAAGAGGGGAGCTTACCAGAGAAACTATAGATATGTTCTCCCTTATGATTAGCGGAATATCCAAAAAAATGGCTTATAAAGATCCTGAAGATAAAGAGGATTGTATGGCTTTTGCAATGGAGGACCTATGTAAATACTGGAACAGATTTGATCCTTCCAAATCCAACAATCCTTTCGCTTATTTTACCCAAGTTGCAAAAAACGGGTTTGCAAAAGGTTGGAAAAAAATACATCCGCCAAAAAACCCAAAGACTATCCCATTTAGCCACATTACTGGTGACGATAACACATACAACGTATAGATAATGTCTATAAAAAAGGTCAAACCAAATGGTAATTTTAAGTCTGGTCTTTTTAAACCCGTTAATCCAGACAAGTATGTTGGAGATCCACATAAGATAATATACAGATCATCGTGGGAGCAGCGTTTTTGCAATTATTGCGATAGGAACGAGAATGTTGTTAAATGGAGTTCTGAGCCTCTCTCTATAGATTATTGGAATCCCCTTGATCAGAAAATGCACAAGTATTATGTTGATTTTTACATCAAAACTTTGAATTCTGACGGAAGCAACCAGGAGTGGATAATAGAAGTAAAGCCAGAGTCACAGACGCAAAGACCACTTTACGAGGGAAATATGACAGCTAAAAAATTAGAGTCATATAATTATAACATGAAGGTGTGGATAACCAACCAAGCTAAATTTAAAGCAGCTAAAGAGTGGGCTAAAAAAAGGGGATTTAGATTTGGTGTTGTTGACGAAAAATTTTTATTTAATAGATAATGCCTTTCGTTGAAGTTTTTTTGAAATATAAGGATTCCTTTAAGTCTGTTGCCGATGCCATAAATAAATCTAATGAATTTTTCATTCAGAACTATGTCAAAAGTGGAAAGGACATTAAGCCCAACGAGATAATCGATTTCTTTTCTATAGGATCAATTTTTTCCCTCCACCATTTGAGTAAGACCAAAGAATCTAAAAAAGACTTAAACGGAATACCCATTGTTATGGTTTCCGATATTATTAAGAAGGACTTTGGTTTTACTATATTGGGTGTGGATCTAGTAAAGATCCCACCTGGTGATAGGACTAAAATTTTAGAATCCGTTTTCGACTATGTTGAGAAGAACTTCGGTAAGGGTGAGAAAGTTTCTTTAACCCCTGCGGTAGTAAAATCGCTAGTAAAGAATTCGATTGGGTCCAATCCAAATTATGGTATCTCCTCCTCCTCTATAAGAAATGCATCCGTTGTTGATAGGAAAGACTGGGAAAAAATACCATATCTAACAATATCTACTTTAGAGGGGTCTTCCCTTAATCAGATATATAGTGACTACAGGGCGAAATCAAAATAGCATTTTGCGCTAAAAGAAATAAAGTATAATGGCGGGATTTGTAGATAATCAAACGGGAAGTCCGGTTTTTGAGAGAATCCGGGAGTCTGCTAAGCAGCTTTCTAGATTCGGTATGAAATACGAGGACATGGTTCTTAAGAATTCTATGGCTGTAGGTAGTACAGAAGCTGCTTTCCTCAATAAGAATAAATCAAATATTCTCGACGAGAATTTTTTATACAGTCTTGCTAAGCAAGACACTACCGTAAGACAATACATTTCGTATTTTGATAAAGATTACAAGGGAAAAAGAGACTACTTAAGAAAATTTTCTCTTAATCCTGAAATAGAGCAAGTTTTGGATACAGTTTGCGACGAAGCAATTAATTACGATCCTTCTAATTTCTTTGCTTATCCTGATTTTTTAGATTTGACCACCATCAATGAAAAAATGAGGGAAAAGCTTTATGAAAACTACAAGAAGATTTATGATATGTGGGGATTTGCTGACGATATTACAGCTTGGCAGTATTTCAGACAATTTTTAGTTGATGGTTTTTTAGCTTTTGAGATAATCTATGATGACAAAGGTAAAAATGTAATAGGATTTAAAGAGTTGGATCCTATAACTTTAATTCCTAGCGTCGAAAAACAGCCAGATGGAACACTTCTTAATATATGGGTTCAGTTTCCTGATGATTCTAGAAGAAAAAGAACATTGTACGATTCACAGATAATATACATATCATATGCTAAAGGAAATTCTATATCTAGACTTAGCTATACTGAGAGACTAATCCGCCCGTATAATACTTTAAGAATAATTGAGTACACCAGGATAATATGGTCTGTTATGAACTCTTCATATAAAATGAAGATGACTGTCCCGGTTGGGTCCAGATCACCTCAAAAAGCTATGCAAACTCTAGGCGAGCTCATGAGTATCTATAAGGAAGATATAAGACTCAATGATGATACTGGTGAACTTTTAGTTGATGGTGGTCCTAAGATACAATTTTATAAAAACTATCTTATACCGCAGGGACAAAATGGACAACCTCAGATAGATCCTTTGAAAGCCGATGGACCTGACCTGAATGACACAGCTCCTCTTGCTTATTTTTATGATAAATTCATAGAGGAATCTAAAGTTCCAGCTACAAGATTTAAAGGTCTTGATGGATCTAGCACTTCAAGCTATGCTAATTCAGCGGATGGATTAGATAAGGAAGAAATTAGATTCAGTAAATTTATTTCACGTCTAAGATCTATTTTTCAAGAAATTATAGTGAAACCTCTTTGGCTCCAGACCTGCAAAGATTTTAAATCTTTGGAAGATGACTTCTCTTTTAAGAGCCAGCTTGGTTTAAAGTACGTTAGCGATAACTCTTTTAAGATCAATCAGGAGATAGAAATGATAACAAAGAAAAAAGAGGCTGTTGATGCTTTGGCAGCAATAATGGGAGATGGTGAAAAACCTTATTTTTCGATGCCTTATCTGATAGAGAATTTTTTAGGCCTTAGTGATGCTGATATAAAAGCAAATTTGGCTGCAAAAAAGAAAAAAGAAAAAGAAGCAAAAAAAGAAGGTGAAGAAAAGGGTGGCGAGGCTGAAGGAGAAATAACTTTATAGTAAAAAATGGCAGGATTTATAGACCCTATACAACCAACGGGAGCATTTGGTAATATTTTAAGAAGTTTGTCTAACATATCCAGATTCGGTATGAAATACGAGGATATGGTGATAAGAAATTCTCAGGCCATAGGTAAGAGTGAATCTTCTTTTTTCAATCAATCCGGAACTGGCTTTACACAGGATGACGCTTTTTATTGGACCCTTTCACATGCGGACACGCAAGTAAAAAAGTATATTGCCTATTTTGACCGGGATTACATCGAGAAAAGAAATTTTCTGAGAAAGTTTTCCCTTAATGGCGAGATAGAGTTTATATTGGACACCATTTGCGACGAAGCTGTTGTCTATGATGACCGTAACATAATAGGATATCCAGAATTTAAAAACGTAGAGGTTTCCGATAAAGTTAAGGAGAGAATATCTGAAAATTTCCAGAGGATCTATCATTTATTTAATTTCCAGCAAACTACTTTAGCTTGGCAGCTTTTTAGGCAGTTTCTAATTGATGGATTTCTTTCATATGAGATAATATATGACAACAAGGGTAAAAAAATCATAGGATTTAAAGAATTGGATGCCACCTCGCTTCAACCAATGGTTGAAAAAGTTGGTGCAGATGACTTTGAACAAATATGGGTTCAGTATCCAAACAACCCTCAAATGACTAGAAAGCTTAAGTCAAATCAGGTAATATACATTTCTTACGCCAAGGGTAATTCTATATCCAGAGTTAGCTATGTTGAAAGATTGGTGAGGTCTTATAATATTCTTAGGATAATGGAAAACACCAGGGTTATATGGAATGTTATGAACTCCTCATATAGGCTGAAATTTATAATACCTATCGGGACACAGTCACCTCAAAAAGCTATGCAGACCCTCGGACAAATAATGGCAATGCATAAAGAGGATATAGCTTTGAACGACAATTCAGGTGAACTGACTATAAACGGGAGACCTAAAGTACAATTCTATAAGAACTATTTGTTCCCTGAGAAAGATGGGGTTTCTCCAGATATTCAGTCAATGAACCCATCAGGACCTGACTTTAATATAATGAGCAACGTTCTGTATTTTTTTAACAAGCTCAAGCAAGATTCTAAAATACCATACGCAAGATTTGCTTTTAAAGGTGGATCCCCAACTAACTATCAGTTATCTATAGATTCATTAGAGAGAGACGAAATAAGATTTGAAAAATTCTTAAGTAGGCTTAGATCAACTTTTCAAGAGATATTAGTAAAACCACTCTATATACAAATGTGCTTAGATTACCCAGATCTTTCTAAGGACAAATCTTTTAAAGCCAATCTGGGTGTTAATTTTAATAAGGATAGCCAATTTACAAATCTCCTAGAGCTTAGTAATCTCCAGAAAAAAGGAGCCTTTGTCAACTCTCTTTCCGAGCTGAAGGTGAAAGAGGGTGACGAGGAAAAACCTTATTTCGATAAGGATTTTTTGATTTCTAGATTTCTTGGACTAACCCCAGACCAGGTTAGAATAAACAAAGAATATAAAGAGAGGGAAGAGAAAGCTGCTTCCAAGTCTAAAGAAAAAGAGGGTGAGAAGGCAGAGGAAGGAACTGCTGCCCCTGAAATAAAACTTTAAACCTGTATCCCATCTAGGGTATCGTGGTAATTTATCATATTCTTGCATAAAAGGGAATTATGATAAAAGAACTAAGACTACTAAAAAGACTGGAAGAACTCACTGGTGAGGGATCTCAAAAAGCAAAGCAGGAATTAATCAAGCAAAATTGGAACGACGATTTAGCTTATATTTTTGACGTCTGCTTTAATCCTTTCGTTACAACTAAGCTTCATAAACTCCATTTCTCGGATATTCCCGGTGAGTCTTTTGGTGTTGAAAATTTTAGATCTCTTATAGAGAGACTAAAAGTTGCTCCAGCGGCCAATAACTCTCTTAGACTGGATGCCAACAATATGGTAAACACCAGGATAACTGAAGACGAGGACGACTCGGACTTACGAAAGATCCTTATGAAGGTTCTAACAAAAAGAATGAACGTTGGTATAGGAGCTAAATTAATTAACAAAGCAATCGGGGAAGAAGCCATACCGGATCCATCGGTTATGCTAGCTACTGATGAGCAGTCAGCTCTGGAAAAATGGGACAAGATTTATTGCGAGGAGAAATATGATGGAGTGAGGGTAATAGCCATTTATAAAAATGGTGAATTCTCTTATTTCACTAGAGCTTTTAACGAGCTAGATTCTGAAAAATTGCACAGAATCACCTTTTCCTTGAAGAAGATTATGAATTCTTCAGGATTAAAGGGTTCTTGGTTTTTTGATGGCGAATTAACAGATCTTGATAGGAAATCAGTAAGCGGGAAGGTTACTCAGATATTAAAGGGGACTGCCCCAGATAATATCGGGGATAATATAATCTTTAATGTATTTGACCTCGATGAATATTCAACTATCGAGAGTGGAATTGGTGTGTTGCCATATACCATCAGAAGGGACACTTTAGCTGCCGTAATGGCTAATGTCTCAAATGAGGATCCGGTAAAGCTTGCCACTATGTGGGAACTGGATGAACCTTCCCAGATAGCTTCAATTTACAAGAAGATAGTCGATGCTGGCGGTGAGGGAGTAATTTGTAAGAATGATCACGTTTACGAATGTAAAAGATCCAAAAGCTGGATAAAATTTAAGGAAGTAAACGAATGTGATTTGCTGATTACTGGCTGGTATCCTGGCGAGGGTAAAAGAGAAGGCTATATAGGTGGTCTAATTTGCACAGATCTATCAGGCACACTTAATGTAAAAATAGGATCTGGCTTTACTGACGCTGATTTGAAGGAACTAAGTTTAAATCCGGATTCTCTTATAGGAAGAATTTGCTCTGTCCAGTACAACGTTTCTATAACTGACAAATTTAACAATCGCTCTTTATTTTTACCAAGATTTGTTGAGATAAGAAACGACAAAAACGAAGCTGACGATTTAACGTCTAAATTCTAGAAACAGAACCCCCTTTTACAACTAGAATAATATACAATCCCATATTTTTATGATCCAAGAACTATTAACAGAAAAGCTACGTCCAAAAGAGATAAGACACATGATACTTCCTCAAAGAATTAGAAATATTTTTGAGGATAAGGGCTTAAACCACAATGTTTTATTGTCTGGAAGTCCTGGATGTGGCAAAACAACTTTAGCTAAAATTCTGGGCTCGCCATATACCCACCTTTTCATTAACGTTTCTGATGAAAGTTCAGTTGAAACTATACGCACTAAAATAAATGACTTCTGTTCCACTATATCCATTATGGATGGTAAATCGTCTACTAAAGTTGTTATTTTAGACGAGTTTGACGGAGCTTCTGATCAGTTCTATAAAGCTCTAAGAGGCACTATAGAAAAATTCGCATCAAACACAAGATTCATAGCTACTTGTAATTGGATAAACAAAGTTCCTGAAGCGATACAGAGTAGATTTGAGGTTATTAATTTCGATCCTGTGACCGTTGAGGAAGAAAATGATCTTAAGAACGAATGGAAGGGCAGAATAAAATTGATTTTAGGAAAAGTTGGGATTGGTATAGACGACGAATCTCTAGAGGAATTTTCCAAACAATTTTATCCGGATTTAAGATCATCCCTGAATAAAATCCAAACCTGGATGATCGAAGGCGTAGCCCAGGTAGACCTGGCTAAAGTTAAAGAGGCAGGGTGGAGTTACGAGTCCCTTTATCATCATATTTTTAATTCTAAGGATCCAGTTGAAAATTACCAGCTGATCGTAGGAGAGTATTCCGGTAAAACCGACGATGTTATGAACGCATTGGGTGATGAATTTATTAAATGGGTTATAAAGAATAAAAGTCATCACTCTAATATAATTCCTGGTGTCATAGTCCTGGTGGCAAACCACCAAGCTCAGAGATTACAGGTGATAGATCCGGTTGTTTCTTTACTCTCGCTGGTTTTTCAAATACAAAAGCTTATAGTATGAAAAAATTATCAGAAGTAGTTTTAAAGAATGGGTACAAATATACCCAGATTAAAAGGGGGATTCGAGGTGTAGTCTACTCCCAGAAGATATCTGATCCTGATTTAGAAGACAGTTCGGAGTATTTTGAGGTTTTTAAAATTAAAATATCGCCGCCTAAGGTTGTTTTTGGTGTTGAACTTCCTGAAAAGGAAAAGTTTCCAAGCGACGAAGATTTTGGTAAATGGGCTTGGGTCTTTAAATCTAGAGAGAAAGCTTTTGAAAGATATGAAAAAATAGAAAATGGAGAAATTGAAGAGGAGAGTGATCCTAGTAGGTAAGGGAGCTTCCGGAAAGGATCATTTGAGAAAAATGTTAGTTGATTCTGGTATGAAGTACTGCGTCTCCCATACTACTAGACCGCGTAGAACTGACGAGAATTCAGGAGTTGACTACTATTTTGTGACAATGGAAGAAGCTCTTTCTATGAAGGAAAGAGATCTTTTTTTAGAAACTACTATTTTTAATGGCTGGATATATGGAACTAGTAGGGAAGAATTCTACAGATCTGATCTTTTTATAATGACCCCGTCTGGTATAAGACAGCTTTCAGAGCAAGAAAGAGCAGAGTCAATAGTAGTTCTGATTGACGTTCCACTAGAATTGAGAAAGGAAAGATTGCTTAAGAGAAGAGATGCAGATGACGTAGATAGAAGAATTGAGGCGGATGAGATTGATTTCTATCAATTTGAAGAATTTGATTACGTTTTAAGTGATCCGCATTTTGCGGACGTACCAGAATTTTTAGTGAAATTTATAAAAGAAAAATATGATTAATATATGCGTAGATGGTAATTACATTTTCCATAAAACATTTGGAATATTTGCGGGATACGGAAACGTAGACCCTTCACAGGTTTTATCTAAGAAGTCTGATCAAGCAATGTTTATAAGGAAGGTTGCTACGGATCTTTGCGCTGCTCTAAAAAGTTTACCGACAGGAGGAAGATTGGTTTTTACTATGGACAGCAGAAGTTGGAGAAAAGAGATAGAAATAGAAAATGGTGGATATAAATCAAACAGGATCAAGGACGAAAACGTGGATTGGACTCTTTTTTTCGAATTGATGGAATCATTTGGCAATCAATTAGAAAAACAAGGATTCATATTTTCTAAAGTGAATAAAGCAGAAGGTGATGATCTTTTGTACGCTTGGTCCAATTATTTCAACGAGAATTGCGAGGACTGTATTGTAATAAGTGGTGACAAGGATCTCCATCAGCTTGCTAGATTTAATAAAGGATCCTGGACTGCTATATGGAGCAGCAACAATAAAAAAAATGTGGTAACAGTTTCTAAAGATTGGAGAAAAAAGTGGCTAGATAAGGAGGAAGAGGCTAGCGTTTTTAATATGGGCTCTGTTATATCTTCTGACCGTGAAAAAATGTCAGCACTAATCTCTAAATGCGAGCTTAACGAGATCGACAGTGATCTTTTTATCCTGAATAAAATGTTAGTTGGTGATAAAGGAGACGCAGTTCCCTCAGTATGGGAAATGAAACACAATGGCAAAACTATGGGATTTACTCAAAAAAAGAGTGACACTATTATAGATGCTATTCGAAATTCAGAAGAGTGGAAAGATTTGAAAATGACCGAAATGCTTATGGATAATGATTTTCTTTCGTGGTTTTCTGGGTATGCTCTCAGATTAATGAAAGATGTCGATTCGATGGAGAATAGAAAAAAACTTGCTTCCAATCTTCAAAGGAATTTTAAGCTTATGTGGTTAAGCGAAAATTCTATACCTGAAGAGGTTACTTCTATGATGTCTTTAGAAATAAGAAGAGGAATTAGTCTTCAAAGAAAGTCTATAACATTGGATAGGGTTAAGATACTAGACGGGACAACATGGATAACACCAAACTATTCACCTTCTAGCTTCGATCCGTTTTCAAATCTATAACTATGGAACTTTTTGATATAATTAAAAAAATATTCGATAGGAAAAAAAATTCATGGGATCAAGTTAGTAACCATTACAAATCCCGTAATTTTTTTATGATCAATCGGATTATGGCTATACAATACCCGATACAGGCAAACCAATTTAATCACATAAAAGTTAACCCTCACAGTGTGGTTGATTGGTGGTGGGGAACGCTAAGCAATCGATATACAAAACAGCCCAATTGGATTTTCACTAAAACCAAAAAGAAAGAGAAAAAAGAAACACCCGATAAGAAGGATGACTTCAGAGAAGCTGAAAATTTTTTAAAAGATAAGCTAGAAATATCATCGAGGGATCTTAGTGATCTTCGTTATTTTTTTCCGGATAGATATAAAGATTGGATGATTAAAGTAAGCCAACAGATTAACGTAAAAATTAAATAGCAAATCTATGAGAAAAGAACATTCTAAGCTTATCGATCAGGTTGTTAAAAATTTAGATTGGGATTGCATATTAGAAGTATACAAGGCCTTTAAAATGGGTGTTGGAGAGGGAAGCACCGTCATACCTGGCATAAAGAGAAAACCTTTTGGTGACTCCTTAAAAAAAGAGGACATAAGAAACGAACTTAAAGTTATATTGAAACATGTGGTAACAGGCGATATATCGGAGCTTTCTTATGGTCCTTGGATTATAAGCTGGATGAATGGTGATTGGGAATTTGAAGAAATTGATGAAACAGAGGAGGAAGAATATGCGGACGAAGAGGATTTTTCCCTTGTTAATTCCAGGCTAGAGGTAATTTTAGCACCCCAAAGAATAGCTATGATTGTGAATTCTGTAAAGAGCGAAGAATTCTATGAGGGTGAATCAGATTCCCTTAAAATAGAAATAATGCTGCAAAAAGCTTTACAGTCTGAAGATTATGAACTTGCTTCAAAATTTAGAGACATTCTAAAGTATCAAAATC